TATAATTTATACTTCAAATACACACCTTCCTATCTTAATCTGTATATATTATTCTCTACCAAGTGCTTCCATTTAATGGGATCATCTGTTGGGGATTCTTTTTCATCAAGAATATTATCTTCGTCAAACATGTAATAAAGTGGAACACCATCAGGAAATCTTTCTGCTAGTTCCTCTAATTCTTCTTTTTTTACATCTTTGTCCAAGCATAAAACTATATCAACACCAAGTCTAACTAGCATATCAATTTGATATTGTGAAAGTTCCTTCCCACCTGTACCACCAGTGTTTTGATAACCATAACTCCATGCTTGTTCAACAAATTTTTCAGATTCCCCAACATAAATCCTTCCTGTTCTTTTTATGTAAGGAAGAGTTTTATACAATCCATATATAATTTTTGATTTTGCACATGGCTCTAAATAAATATATTTATTCATTCCATCAGGTACTTTTCTATCAAAATATCTTGCTTTTACACCGACTAAATCTCCTAATTCAGAACGAATAGGAATTGTATATCGGTTTGTTTCTTCATCAAAACCTATCTCAAACTCTCTTTGTGTTTCATAATCTATATGGTCTTCGTAAAATAAATCATTTACATAAGATTTATAATACGAAAGTATTTTCTCCGAAATAGGTTGTAATGGTTTTTCTTTCTCTTCTGATATATTAGAATCCATATCTTCTAACATTTTCAGTATTTTAAAACTATCTGGAATATCCTCTTCAAAATCGTGATAATAAGACATTCCTATTTCTGAGCATATTTCCTTTAATCCTTCTGGAAATGTAAGGTCTTTGACATAACACACAAGATCAATAATATCTGTTTGTCTGTTACTCTTTATCATTTGTCGAGTTTTATTCAAGCAGATAAGGGACTCATTATTGTATAAAATAATTGCTCCTTTATTATCTCCATCAGGATTACCAGCAGTCCAATATGCTCCAACTGAATGATATTTGATATGGTGGCAACCAACGGATTCTAATATCTGTTCACAATAATTATTTTCATATATATAATTTTTCAACTCTTTTACATCCAAGCTGCCACCCTCCAATTAGTCACTATTTTTTGGTTTTTTAATGATATAACCTATATTTCTCCAAATATTTAAGTTCAAATCAATCTCAAATAACATAATCTTGTCCTTACTACCTGCTCTGTTTTTATCTGGTTTGATACAAAAATATTGTTTACCTAAATCCAAATCCTCCGTCACTGGCTCACCCCAAGAATCACATTCTAAAACAACTTGATACTTATGGTATTCTTCCTTATTTAACTTTTTACCAATATTCAGAATATCAGCTACATGCTTTATCTGTTTTGCATTGGCAATGTTATTACTACTCAAACTAAAAATATCCGTAAACACCGTATCATCACTTAACTGGAATACTGCATATCCACTCATACGAAGTTCTTTTGTTAATTCTTTCAATTTAGTTGCAAACTGTTTAATCTGTGACCAATCATCAGTGTTATAACCTTTTAACGTGTCATAACCATAATATTTAATGTTCTGAACCATCTTTGCTTTACGCAATTCAAATTCAATTCTCTCAGGGCTATAATCATCTCCAACATCTTTAAACATAACTTTGCCCTTATGATCACTACTATCAATCCAATCTGTAACTTTTTTTACATTCCAATATTCCTCTGACGTATCTTTTATTCTCTTTACGTAATCTTCATTGCTTTCAATATAAACACCATTATCGTCAATTTTTCTTCTGATAATGTCACCATTTTTATCATGATAAACACCTAATACAATCTCTTTCTCAGGCTTTGTAATATGTACGCCATGCAGTTCTTGAAACTCTTTATTATTAATAACAGTCGTAATAAGACAACTACGAAGGTCTTCTTCATCCATCTCGTTGCTCATAAGAAAAAAGTTCTCATTTTGTACAAGTGCCACATAAGCTGCTAAAAGTACAAGTTTTCTTGTTTTACCCTCGTTAGAAAGGAAGCCTTCAAAGAGAACCTTTGTCTCTCTAAGACCAAGAAAAAATTCGTTATACATATACCAAGGGAAAGGTAAGCCGAAATTTGGCTTTTCAAGATATTTGTCGATTTGAGATGAGTTTTTATCAGTAAGCTCAACAGCTTCTTCGCCAGCATTAATTACTGTATTTATCTTATCTGCTTTTGTACGGATAATTCTGTAAATGTCATTTGGTGACATTTTATCAAAGTTCCTATGAGATAATATCTTCTCAACTGGAAACCCATTTCTTCCATACTCTCTTACTAATGAATATTTCTTAACAGTATCAAAATAATTTTTCACATCATTTTCATCTGCCAATGTCATAAACCTTTGAAGCGTTTTCCAACCTTTATACTGCTTATATAATTTAAGTTGTTCTTCATTCTGACTCATAAACACATTCATTTTTGTTTCATCTAATGTTTGTGAAAATGTAAGAAAATAAGTTTCAAGATTATCATAAAAGAACTTTGTCGCAGGATCAGAGAAATCATACTTGCTTCTCATAAATGTGCTGTAATTTACAATTAAGTCCAAATCCTTTGCTATAGAACCAACAAACAAGATTTCTGCTTGCACATTACAGTCTTTTAATTCATGTTCATTATCCAATATTATCTCCTATCCAAAAATATCATCCACCAAGTCTGAAATATCATCTGTATCAGCTTTACTATCTTTGGACACATTAGTATAACCAATTGATTGACTGACAATATTCTGTGATTTTTCTGTTTCTTTCTCAGCTTCAAGTATTTTTTGTTTTTCTTTCCACCTTAAATAACTGTCATATTTATTAACCAAAATGGATAAATCATACGAAAGTCGTTGTTCTGGCTGCATATGAATACCTTTTACTTCATTCTTCTTTGCAATACCATTAAGCATATCTATTTTTCTTTGCCACATATCAAGTAAGTCTGAAGGTGGAATACCTACCGACATCCCTTTAAAAGTTCCATTGTAAATGTTAGCCAACTTCTGCCACACGGTAGTAGGGATAATTGTCAAATCATATGCTTCTTTAATAAACTCAAATATCTCGTCTTGCTCTATTGCTACTGCGAGATGTGAATATGTATCTTTTTTTATAGAATCAATGTGGTCATATATCCAAGTCCATTTTGCTGATACGTCTGCCCTTTTATTAGCAATACGTTTCTGACATATATTGATAAAGCAACTACTATGATATGTTTTTTTATCATAGTAGATTGCATCGTCAATATTATTCTTGTTTATATAAAGGTTTTCTCCGCAACAACCACATTTTCTTTTAATACCATTTTTGTTATTACCTGTGTATCTTGCCATAATCCTACCTTTACATAATCCAAATTTAATCAAACATTGCTAATACTTTATTAAGAATCTCAACATCAGATACATTCTTATATGCTGTAGGAAGTCCTGCTGCTTCAAGCTTTTCCTTCATTGCTTTCTTCTCTGTAGGTGGAAGTGCATTTCTCTTAGCAATAATTTCTTTCTTGATTGCTTCAATATCTGTATCGTCAGATGATGACTCTGTTGCTGCATTTGTATCACCCTTTAATGACTTATGAAGTTCCATTGCTTCCTTCTCATACATTTCCTGCTCTGTCTCCACAGCCTTATCTAAGTCATTCTTTAGTACAAATTCCTTCTTATCAACATTTTTATCAATTACTGTCTGCCAATCAAGTAGAGTTGGATCTTCAAGAATATCGCCAGCTTTATGTACTCTAGTTCTATCTTTAACAACTTCTGCACAAATCTGACCTGTTTCTGAATCCTGATACATATGAAGAATAGTCTTTACATTATAATCAAGTCCTTTGAAACTATCATGTACCTTTCTTCCTGTAGAAACTGATACCTGCTGACCATTCTTATCCATTTTCTGTACCGTCTCATCTTTTTCTCTTGCAGTGAGGACTACATTAATACCAATTGCCATTAAATCAAGTACAAGATTCTGTCCAGAATAATTCAGTTTCTTATAATCTTTAAACTCAAGGTCTGCCCCCTGAATCTTAACAAATCTTTCAGCACCTACCAGACCATCCTTATCAGCCTTAATTGTATTTCTCTTTTTAGATAACTCTAATAATCCCTGTTCGCTTGTTAAACGGAAAATTGTTGTACCATCAATAAGGATTGCATCTGGAAAAAACTCTTCTCCATCAGCGTCTACTATAGGCTCGTCTGTCTCGTTGCCATCCTCATCAAACTCATAAAATGTGTCGTGATTCTTAATTTTGTCAAGAATTGTAGTAAGCTCCTGAAGACTCTGTGTGTAGAAGATATGAATATTTCTTGTATCAATACCTCTATCTTCTAACTCATCTACTGCATCATCTACACCGCCACCCTCTGCATCTACGACTGCAACTCTAAATGGCTTACCATCATTTCGCTTAAAATCTGCGAGCTGTAATCCAAGTGTTGTTTTTCCACTGAATGTTGCACCATATAATAGTGTTACTAATTTTGTTTGAATTTTATTTGCTGCTCTTGTTTTCAAATTTAATTCCTCCTAATATTTGATTTGTTGGAACGCCATTTCTGACGTTCCACTTAGTTATTCTCTAGTTGCTAAAGGATTAATCCCAGGCTTCCTCCTCATCTGAATCAAGACCATCAGCACTTCCCCAATCGTCATTAGAGTCAGAACCAAAACTCTCCTCTGCTTTATTTGCATTCTTAATCTTTGCAATGGCTTCTGTTACATTTTCTTCTGTATAAAGTTCCTTATCAATTGAAGACCCCTTTGCTCCTGTGATAATAAACTCTCTCTTTGTAGGTGCAGATACTTTTTCCATACTGTCCTCTTCACCCCAATTATCATCATCATCTGTTGCAACTGTCTCTGTCTGAGTAGATGAAACCATATGCCCACTTACCTTAATTGCATTATAAGGGCTAAGTGACTTCTTAAACTTATTAGCCAGAATCTTATCCTCGATGATAAACTGAACATCTTCAATATTGCTGTATGTAACAATCTTTGCAAGGACAATGAATCTGCCTGTTGGCTTATCGTTATCATCCTTTTCCTGCTCGATACCCATGAAAATAATCACCTGGTTGAAATCATTCTGCTTCTCGAACTTCTCATCATCAAAGTTGACCTCTGAGCAAAGTGAAATCTGATTTGGAACAAGCTTTGTAGATGTTCTCTTATTACCCTTGTCATCTGTGAAGCTGCTATAATCAAGATTTCCACGAATAAATACGCTTGCACCGTCCTTCAGATTCTCCTTAACTTCCTTACAAGCATCAAAATCTGTAAGAATCTTCTTGTCATTAACTGTCTTGCCCTCAGAATCAACCTTCTTCTTTACACCAATATTCTTACCAATCATACGATAGCCTTCACGGTTATAAGAGAATCTATCAGTCCAAGGTACTTTTACAGTATCAGCCTTTTCGCCCTTCTTCTCAGCTCTCTTAGAGAAATAAACATTCTCCTGCTCCATTCCCTGAAGATTGACATATAATGTCTCTCCATCAAGATAACTTGTACCAAAATTAAGCATTCTCATAGGCTTACCACTCTTGGTCTTAATTTCCTTAAATGCCGTATCCTTCTCCATACCAGATACAACTCCCTTTAACTGGAATGCGCCCTTTGTCTCAGGTAAATCAAATAATCTTCCTTTTTTCTTTGTCTCTGCCATTTAAAAAATGTCCTCCTTATAATATGTAATAAAATTTTTTGATAACTATATTTGAACAGTCTTGCGACTGGAACACAGAAAATAAATTTATGTAAAAATCTATCTTCAACAGTGATTTTTGAGCGTAAAAACCCAAGGGTATGCTGTTCTTCCACCCATTCATATATTCACTATTCAGTTTTGATTTTTGGAATTTTTGAACTGAATCGTTCAAGACTAATTACTAAGCAGTAATCTTTACTTTGATAAATCTATATGGCTGATAAGCATTTGGATATTTCTCTCTATCCACTTTACTGATAAACATATCATATGGTCTAATCCATACTCTCTGATCCTTTAAATTCTGATACGCAACCATCTTTTCTTCTGTTTCTGTATTAGTTCCAATGGCAACAATCTTATAGAAACCACCTTTGAAATGTTGTACTGTGTCTCCTGGCTTGAAATCTCTGTCATACACAAATAAATCATCTACTCCATTTGATTCCATATGTCCCAATATCTGAACATTTATTGTGATAAATTCACCATGTTTTAAAAGTTCGTCCTTTTCAATAAGTGCAGCTTTATCAATTAAATAACCATCTTCTTTTTCTTTACAAGTAACTATCTGACCTGACTTCCAATTATTTGCAAAATCTTCATTAAATCTAAACTGTGACACTTTTCTCACCTCACTTACATATTCTCTGTTACTATCGAAGAATATGAACCATTCCTTCTCTTGTACCCATTAAAACAGGTTCTTCACCATTAGCTTTCATCTTCCAATAAGCACTTTTACTTTTCTCCATTTCTAATTGATGTTTCAATCTTTCAATTTCTTTCTCGTAATAGTCATTATCGAACTTCTGAGTACCAATCTGTTTATAGTCTTTGGAAACGTATTTTACAGAATAATTTGATATGTAATCGCTTGTACCATCTGAATACTGAATTGTTGGCTCAAAGAACCCACGCTTTCTACATTCATCACAATGACATATATCTGAAATATAACCAATTCTTCCATCTCTATTTTCTACGAAATCTCCGATATTAAATTTTATATCTGTTACATTATTCTCTTTTGGTATATGGACTTCTTCAAAGAAAAGGTTTACATATTCAATATTTTGTCTTGATCCGATAAATCTGTATCCTAAGTTTTCATATTCTTTAATT